GCAGAAACCAAATTATCATATGAACCTATTTTTAAAGAACCAAGTTTTAATTGATAATCCATTTTATTTATAATATAAATTATCATTGTATCTTTAAGTAAGTAAATATTAAATATTTTTTATAAATAAATTTGACGCAAAAAAATAAAGCTATTAATATATGTAAAAAATAGGTAATATTCAATATATTAAAAAATTGAAAGAATAATAATAAGGAAAAATATCAATACTATATAGAATTAATATACAAATGAGTTTTAAGGACAATGATAACAAAAATGATACCGAAATAGAAATGAATAAATATACAGCAATTGATATAAAATATAGTAGTTTATTAGAAGAATTACAAAGTTATAAGAAAGATAATTATGAATATTTAATACATTTACAAAAAAAAGTAGATGATTTATTATTAATTGGCAACAGTAATTTTAAAGATAATATTTATATAATATCAGAATTTAAAAAACTACTCGAAATTAATAATCAATACAGTAAAATAAATGATAATATTAAAAATGAAATGGATATATATAATATTATATTAAAATATCAGACAAAAGAAAATGATTATATAAATGCTCAATTTAAATTACATGATTTATTAGCACAAAAATCAACTATTATTGAAAATTATAATAATAAAAAGTTTGATATGATTCATGATAGATTAAAATTATTAGAAAATAAAATTTATAATAAACCATTAGATCAAATTATTACATATAAAAATCCTTATAATCAACAACAGCAATATCCCAAACATAAATATAATAATGATAATAATAATAATTATAATTATAATAGAAAATTAAAACCCAAAAAACCGGATGATATACATACTCCAACAAATACAGGAATTAAAGATATAAAACCAGTAATTACTACCGATCCAATATTAACAATATTTGGAACTATGTTGAGAGATCCAAAAAAAGAGGAAAAAAAGGTAGATAATAATTGTTTGGATGAAGATGAAGATTATGATGGTAATGCAGAAATTTATATGAAAACAGATGATTTACCAAAAGATGATGATAATAACGAATTTGTTGATTTAGGTAAAATAAAATCAATTGTTGATTTAATTAATATTGGTGAAAAATATAAAGACGAAGTAAATGAATATTTAAAAATACATAAAAAAGAAGTAAAAGAAGTAAAAAAAAATAAAAAAGAAGAAATAAAAGAAGATGAACCACCAATTGATGCTTCAAATATTTTTCCAAAGGAATTTTTACAATTATTATTTAAAGGACAAATAACATCATCAGATATAGCAATTGAAAATACACATAAAATATTAGATAAACATAAAGAAGAATTTGAGGATGAAACAAAAGAAGAAATAAATAAACAAATTGATGATGAAATAAAAAAAAATATAGAAAATAATAATACATATGATAATAATGATGCTAAAAAAATATCAGAATCAGAAGAAGTATCTGTTAATAAAGAAATATATGAATTAAATGAAAAAAAATATTCTATAAATCTTGAAATATTGGTAAATTTAATAAATCCATTAAAAAAATTAGACAGAATGGTAGGAATGAAAAATGTTAAAGATTTAATTTTAAATATGATTTTATATTATTTGCAAAATTTTGAGAAAAACACAAGTAATATGTTACATACTACTATTGAAGGTCCACCTGGTGTAGGTAAAACAAGAGTTGGTAAATTGTTAGCTGAAATATATGCAGCATTAGGAATTATTAAGTCACCAAGATTTACTTTAGTAAAGAGAACTGATCTTATAGGTCAATATTTAGGTCATACTGCAACTAAAACTCAAAAAGTAATTGATGAAGCTGATGGTGGAGTCCTTTTTTTAGATGAGGCTTATTCTTTGGGTGAAAAAGAAGGCAAAGATTCTTTTGCAAAAGAAGCGATTGATACAATAAACCAAAATTTATCTGAGAAAAAGAAAAATTTAATAGTAATTGTTGCAGGTTATCCCGATAAATTAGATTCATGTTTTTTCTCATATAATGATGGATTAAAGAGAAGATTTCCATTTAGAATAACAATAGATGGATATAATAATATTGAAATGAAAGATATATTTTATGACAATGTTAGAAAATTAGGATGGAAATTACATCCTGATGTTAATGAAAAAATGCTAACTAAATTTTTTGAAACAAATAAAGATAATTTTAAACATTTTGGTGGTGATATTGAAACATTAACTCTAAATTGTAAATTAACCCATTCAAAAAGAGTTGTTAATAAAAATCCTAAATTTAGAAAAATAATTACTTTAGATGATTTTAATTTAGCATTTGAACAATTAAAAATAAACTCCGAAAAAGGAAAAGATAAGGATAGTGATACATCTCATTTATCTTTCTATGCATAAATGTGTTTATTTTTAATATATTTTTATTTATAATAATATTATTAATGCCAATACATTCAGAAGATACTAAATATTTATTATCATTATTAACAGATTCTCCAACATTTGAAAAAAATGAATTATCTAAAAAAATTTTATTTAATAATATAGAAGATAAGTCAATATATCAATTTCAAAAAAACACATTACATAATAATAAAATTTTAATAATAGGACCAAAACATTCTGGTAAAACAGTTTTAATTAAAGATTTAATTATTGAATTGCAAGATTCTGTTGAGGAAATACATTATATATCTTTTAGTCTTTCAGATGAAATTTTTCCATTTAGAACATATAAAGGTATTGAAGAATTTGATATAGAAAAATATATAGAATATGCAAGATCTAAAAATAAAGATAATAATAAATATAAAACTATGTTAATATTTGATGATAGTATATTTAAAAATAATTTAGAAGATAAGTTTTTATATGAATTAATATTTCATAGCAAATATTATAATATTATTTTAATTATATCAATACAAAATCCACTTGAATTATTTCTAGAATTACGAAATAATTTTGATATGTTTTTTATATTTAATAATCATAATATATCAAATGAGAAAAGATTATATAACCATTATTGTAGTATGTTTCCTAATTTTGAAATATTTAAAAAATATTATAATAAAATAACAGAAAATTATGGAATAATGATTATAGATAAAAATAACAATAGTTATAATTTTGATATGTCAAACATGATATACGGTTATAGAGTTGATAATATTAATGATAATTTATTAGATAAAAATAAGTTTATAAAAAATAAATATGAAAAGAAAATAGATAATATAAAAACATTGCAAGAAAGAATAAATGAATTAGAGGAACGTATTGAAAAATTAGAAAATGATTTAAATAGTAAAAATAACAATACTATTTATATAAAAACATTGCAAGAAAGAATAAATGAATTAGAGGAACGTATTGAAAAATTAGAAAATGATTTAAATAGTAAAAATAACAATACTATTTATATTTAAAAATGCTCTCAAATGGAATTGAACCATTATCAGTCGCTTACTAAACGAACGTTCTACCATTGAACTATAAGAGCTTGAATAAAAAGTTTTTAACTAATTTATCCTATTATTAATATATATCTCTAGTCTTTAAGTAGTTTAACAAATTTATACTATTTAAAGAATTGATGCGTTTGAATAAAAATTATTTTTTTATGATATAATATTATCCATTATGGACTATCAAGACAATGGGCTTGAAAACTCTGATGATTTTATATCATCTGGAGATTCTTTTAGTGTTAGTCAATGTACTAACCAAAATACTAAATTTAATTCAGGAGATAAAATACTAATTAAGGAATATAATAAGAATTCAATATTGGGGAATACAAGTTTAATTATTGGTCCAAGAAATTCGGGAAAAACTACATTAATTAATGATATGATTATAGGTATACAAAATGAAGTTAAAGAAATACATTATATTTCTCCAAGTGCTCATTTAGAAAATTTACCTTATAAATCATATAAAAGTATTGAAGAATTTGATTTTAAAAATTATTTAGAACATATATCGTATAAAAGAAATGAATATGGAGAAAAATATAATACAATTTTAATATTAGATAATTGTATGACAAATAAATCTATTTTTGAAAATAAATCAATTTGTGAATTAATATTTAATGGTAAATGTTATAATATAACATTAATAATATCAATAACATTTCCTTCAGGAATTGCTCCAGAAATAAGAGTAAATTTTAATAATATATTTTTATTTTCAGAAAATAATAAAACTAATATAAAAAGATTATGGGATCATTATGGTGGAATATTTTCGTCATTTATTACATTTAAGGAGATATTTTCTAATTTAACAAAAAAATTTGGAGTTATGGTTATAGAAAATAGAGTAGTTGATAAAGATATTACTGATCTAATATTTTTTTATAAAGTTTATAATTATAATATTGGATTATTGGATGTAAATAAATTTATGAAATTTGAAAAACCTAAAGAGATTGTAAATATAAATAGTATAATAACTAAAGTTAATTTTATGATTGAAAAAAGAAATAATAAAATTATTGAATTGCAAAAAATTATTGATGATGAAAAAAAGATAATTGAAAAATTGGAAAATATAAAAAATGATTTGACTATTTTAGATATTTAATTTATTTTTAAATTAAATTTAAAGATTTTAAATAAAACAACACCTATAATATATGAGAAAAATACAAAAAAGAAATCTTAATATAGATAATATATTTATAATAATATTTTTTGTTATATTATTTGGATTATTTCTTTATCATCTTCGAATTACTATATTTAAACCTATAATAAATAAAACTGTAATAAATACTTCAAATATTACAAGTAATAATGAACAAAATAATTTTACAGATAATATAAAAAAGATTATTAATACTGATATTAAAGATGTTATATTAAATAAAGTTGCAGATGTAATTCCGGATGATATAAAAAATAGAATAAAATGTAAACCATGTGAAGGAAATCCATTTAAATTAAATAATGGAGAAATTGATTATAGTAATTCTATTCCTACAGATTTTGAAATTACACAAAATTTAAGAGATATTAAAGATGATGATTTTGCAATGGATACATATATTGCAAATCCTGATAAAGTTTATTATTAGATTTTTCAAAAAGTTTGATTTTTTATATTCTAAAATATCAAATAATAATATATAAATAAGAAGTATATAATTAAGCATAAATAGATGGGAAAGAAGGATAAAAAAATAGAAGAAGCTTCTGTTATAAAAGAACTACCTGTAGAATCTAAGAAAAAAAATAAAAAGGGTAAACGACGAGGTGATTCTAGTAGTGAAGATGAAAAAGTTATACAACCTATAATTAAGGAAGAAAATAAAAAAAATAATAAGAAGGATAATAAAAAAGATAAGAAAAGAGAAATAATTCTATCAGAAAATGAAAAAGTTATAGAAAAAAAGGAGGATATAGATCCCGATGAAGATTTAAATATACATGAAATTATAAAAGTCCAAAAGGATCTTATTATAGAAAATGTATCAATTTTGTATACCAAAAAAGAATTATTAATAAATACAGATATAAAATTAGGAATGGGAGGAAGAATATATGGATTAATAGGAATAAATGGATCAGGTAAAACATCATTATTAAAAACAATTACAACAGGTGATTTTACTGATAAAAAAACAGATGTATCAACATATGATATATTTTATGTAGAACAAGAGGTTATAGCATCAACAACAAAAACAGTATATCAAACAGTATTAGAAGCGAATTATAAGATATATTTTTTAATAACTAAATTAGAAGAAACAGAAAAATTAATGGATGAAAATCCAGATGATGAAAAATTAGTTAATAGATATAATAAGATACAAAATAAATTAGTAGAACTAGATTATGACAAGCAGGAAGCGGAAGTTAGAAAAATTTTACATGGTATGGGATTTGATAAAAATATACAGAATAAAACAACATCAGAATTTTCAGGAGGATGGAGAATGAGAATTTCCTTGGCAAAAGCGTTATATATGTCACCAATGTATCTATTTTTAGATGAACCAACAAACCATTTAGATTTAGAAACAGTAATATGGCTACAAGAATATTTAAAAGAATATAAACATACTATAGTTGTTATATCACATAATCAGGGATTTCTAAATGAGGTATGTACTGATATTATTCATATTAATGAATCTAAATTAAATTATTATATTGGAAATTATACTAAATTTGTAAAGGCGTATGAAGATAACGAAAAACATTTAGAATCAGAATGGAATAAGATACAAAAGAGAGTAAAGGAAATGCAATCTAAAAGCACACCTAAAAAAGATGTTGATGAATTTATAAAGAAGTCAAAAATTAAAAGGCCTGCAATGCCATATAGAGTCAGAATATCACTTTATGATGTTGATGAATTAAATGGTAATTTATTATCTCTTAAAAATATAAAATTTGGATATACTGAAGATAAAAATCTATTTGATAGTTTAGATTTTGGTATAGATAGTAAATCAAGAGTAACAATTGTTGGATTAAATGGTGTAGGTAAATCAACTCTATTAAAACTAATGAATTGTGATATAAAACCCTTATGTGGTGAAGTTATACAACATAATAAATTAAGAACAGGATATTTTAATCAACATAGTCATGAAAAACTTCCTGAAAATTTAACATCCATCCAATATGTAAAAACACTAGGGGATATAACTGATCATGATGCCTGTAAATTAATTGGTACAATAGGATTGGGTTCTTGTATGAAACAAAAAATAGAAACAATGTCTGGAGGGCAAAAAGCGAGATTATCACTATTAGAATTTTATGTTAAAAAGCCACATTTATTATTGTTGGATGAACCAACAAATCATTTAGATATAGAATCTATTCAATCATTAATTAATGCTATAAATGATTTTGCAGGTGCTGTAATAATTATATCACATGATGTTGATTTAATTACAGAAACAAATTGTGTATTATATGAATTAGAAAATGGAAGATTAAATAGAACAGAATTTGATGATTATGTTGAAAAGATATTAGAAAATAGGAAAGTTTAATTTATTAATATTTTATACTAATAAATAATAAAATGGAAACTAACGGTAACGCTCCGTTGTATCTAAATTGCAAACTTAGTATTCTACTTTTAAATTAAGTTCCCGTAACTGCAATCGGAATTGCACCGATTTTTTTACTGAGTCAAAGTAATATTCTTCTATTGAATTATGCAGTCTTAATTATAAGAGATTTTTATTCTTAATTATTTTGCTGTTTATTTTGGAACTTTAAAGATTCTAAATTAAACAGTCCCTATAATTGATTTAATATCATTCTCAAATCTTTAAGTATTTTCAATATTATTTTTATACTTAAGAAAATAATTAATTTTAATAACCACTTCCAGCCATATCAGGCGACATACCCATTCCAGAACTACTCATATTTCCGTATGGATTATATTGTTGTTGATTATATTGTTGCTGATTATATTGTTGATCATATTCCGGGGGTTCTTCATCTTCTACTATTCTTCTTTTTTGTCTTCTCTTATTTCTTTTTTGTTTTTGTTCTTCATAAATTTTTTCTTCATCTTCATCTTCATCTTCACCATCTTCATTTTTATTTTTATTTTCATTTTCATCTTCATCTAATTCAGATAGAAGTTCATCTATATTTGAAGATAAAGTATTATCTATAGTTTTGGAATCTATATCTGTTAAATTAGGATGATCAGATATTAGCATATAATCTAAAAGTATTATTATAGCTGTAATTAATATAGAATTCATTATAAGTTTATCTTGTCTCATTATTTTTTGATGGCGTAAAAACATATATACCAAAACTGCATATATTAGATATTTATATAATGGTGGATATTTATATTTCATACTGTATATTTTAACAATTGAAAATAATTTGATTATTGTATAATTATAATTATTAATTTATATACTTAAAAATTGCATACAAAAAATTGAATACAAAAAATTGAATTTCATTTATTCTATAGATAAATCTTATATAATAATAGTAAATAAGTAATAATGTCCTCAAAAAAATCGAATACTCAATCTAAAAAAATAGAAACAGATAAGCCATCGAAAAGTGTATTTGAACATGAAATTAAAGAGATGATTGACAATTATGTACAATCAAATGGACCAGATCTTCCCGATTTTGCTGGACTTGATACAGAAAAATTAAAATCTCTTTTTGATAATAGACAAGCTTTATGGCTTGTGGTTGTTGAAATTAGTACATATTTTAAATCTAAATGTACTGTTATATTCGAACAATTAGATAATTTAGCACAAGAGGTAAGAAAAAGACAAGAACCAACTGGTGAAAATGATTCACCAGTTAATAATGAAAATGATAAAAAATCTAATAAAAAGGATGATGATACAAATGATAATGAAGATGAAGATGAAAATGAAGAAGAAGATGAAGAAGAAGAAAGTGATGTTGATACAAAGAAAATGGAAAGCAAATCTAAACATAAAGTGAGTAAAAAAGAGGTTGATGATGAAATAGAAATAAAGGAAGTAAAACTTGTTAAAAAAGATACAAAAAAGGAAGTAAAACAAGTAGAAGAAAAGTCTTTAAAAAAAGAAATATCAAAATCTTCTAAAAAGGAAACATCAAAACTAGTAGAAGATAATAAAGATGAAATAGAAGATAAATCAAAAAAAGAAGTAACAAAATCTTCTAAAAAGGATGTATCAAAACCAGCAGAAGATAATGAAAATAAAAAGGATGAAAAATCAAAAAAAAAGAAGTAATAATTTTTTTAGAAAGGATGTATCAAAACCAACAGAAGATAATGAAAATAAAAGGGATAAAAAATTGAAAAAAAATATAATACGATAATTATGATTTAATTTATTTATAATTAAATAGCTTCTTCAATGAAGATTAGAAATATACGTAAAATTAATAATGAAAATTTATATGATATTAATACAGAAAATAAAGTCTTTTTATGTAAAGAAATTATTAATGATGATTTTCAAAATAACAATATTAATAATAAAATAAATGAGACAAAAAAAGATAATATATTATTTAATAATAATATATGCATAGAATATACTGATAAAGAAAAGATGGGAATAATATATGATAAAAGAAAAATAAGTACTTATTCTAAAAAAATAGGATAATTATCATTTTATGCTTCTTGTGCCCTTATTTCATTATGTTCAATACATGATGTTGATTTTTTATATTCCTTTTTTTCACTTGATGATTTCTTTGAAACAAATATTTTATTTATATTAAAACCTCTTGATCTAGATATTCTATCAAGATTAATTGATGTTTTGCATTTTAATGCTTCTAATTGATCATTTAAGTCTTGGTCTCTAGCTGTTTCATCATCAAATTCATCATATGATGAAAGAGAATCTATAGATTTTCCATCATTACATTCTTCCTCTTTATCTTTAATTTCTTCTATTTGTAAATCTAATTTTTTGTTCATTACAGTCATAAATTTTGATATATGTTCAAAATATTCATGATAAGCTTTCTCATAATTTTTATTACTATTTTCATAACCTGATTTTCTAGTATTTAATTGTCTTAAAAGAGGTATAATGTGTTCTTTAATATAGTCACCTTTGTCAAGTGTTTTTTCCATTATATTGTTATAGTAGTATTATTATTATAATTACCTACTATAATAAGTTGTTATATCAATTTTTTTATATTACCTATTTTGAATATTTATTTTTTTATCAAGCATTGCATCCATTACAGTTATAAATTTTGATATCGATTTAAAATATTCTTCATATATTTCTTTATATTTTTCGTTACAATCATCATATTCTCTTTTTTTTACAAGTAATGTTTTAAAAATAGGTAGCATAAGAGTTTTACCCCCCTCTTTTTTATTATCTATTTGATTCATAATGTGAATAGACGTATTATATATTATAAATTATAAATTATTATTATTAATATGTTATTAAATCAAATTTTTATGGAAAATAAAAAATTGATAAAAATATAGTTATATAAATAATGATATATAAACAATATATTATTATATATAAATTATTAGAATGGTTAAGTTAGATAAAAAAATAATAGAAATAATAAATAAAGATCCAAACGATTTCGCAAATAATTTAGAAATTAAAGATCTTGTTGCAATATTAAAAAAATTATCAGATGCCTATTATAATACCGGAGAAAATTTGGTTTCAGATGCTATATTTGATATATTAAAAGATGTATTAGAAAAAAAAGATCCTAAAAATTCATTTTTAAAAGAAGTAGGTGCACCAATAAAAGGAACAAAAGAAATGGTAGTATTACCATTTCCTATGGGAAGTTTAATTAAAATTAAACCTGATCAAGGTGAATTACAAAAATGGATTGATAAATATAAAGGTCCTTATGTTTTAAGTGATAAATTAGATGGTGCATCTGCTCAATTATATAAAAATACAGTTGGTAAGATTATGTTATATTCAAGAGGCCATTCTAAAGAAGGAGATGATGAACTTAATAAAGGTCAGTTAATAACACATTTATTAGATATAATTGATATTGATAAAAAAGCATTAGACAATTTACCAATTGAAACAAGTATTAGAGGGGAATTAATAATAAGTAAAAAGAATTTTGAAAAAATAAAAGATATAATGAAAAATGCTAGAAATACAGTATCTGGTGTTGTAAATTCAAAAACTGTTGATAAATCAATTGCATCTTTAATACAATTTGTAACATATTCTGTTTTATCTCCAAGATATAAACAATCAGAACAAATGGATCTATTAAAAAAATGGGGTTTTGATTTTGCAGAATATAAAATTGTAGATAAATTATCTGAAAAAGAATTAGAAAAATATTTTAAAACTAGAAGAGAAACTAGTTTATTTGATATTGATGGTATTGTTTGTAATGATAATTCTAAAATATATAAACATGAGGCTGGTTATCCCGAACATGCATTTGCTTTTAAAATGGTTCTTGTTGATCAAGTTGCATTAGCAACTGTTGTTAGAGTTATATGGGAACCTTCTAAATATGCTATTTTAAAACCTAGAATAGAAATAAAACCTGTAAATCTTGTTGGAACAACTATTACTTTTGCCACAGCTTTTAATGCTCAATTTGTTAAGAATAATATTATAGGGCCTGGAGCTGTTATTGAAATAGTTAGAAGTGGTGATGTTATACCTTATATACAAAAAGTTATAAAACCTGCTAAAAATAATAAACCTGATATGCCAGATGTTCCATATAAATGGAATGAAACCGGAGTTGATATAATATTAACTGATATTCATGGTGATAATAAAGATTTAATTAATGCCAAAAAATTAGTATCATTTTTTACAACTATAGGTGTTAAATATATGAGTGAAGGGATATTATTAAAATTTGTAAAAAGTGGATATAATACAATAGCTAAAGTATTAAATGCTGATAAAAAAAAACTTGTTGATATAAATGGTATAGGTGATAAAATGGTTGATAAAATATATGATCAAATAGATGATTGTATGAAAAAAGTAAAATTACATACCTTAATGGATGCAAGTGGTGTTTTTGGTATTGGATTGGGCGAAAGAAAATTAAAAGAAATAACAAAAAAATATCCAAATATTATGACAGATAAATTTACAAATGATGATTTAACTGATAAAATATTAAAAATAGATGGTTTTGCCGATATATTAGCTAAAAAATTTGTCGAAAACTTTTCTGATTTCAAAAAATTTTATGAAGAAATAAATAAAATTCATGATATTTCTCACTTGGTAAAAATAGTAAAAGAAGTAAAACAAAATAAAAAGAATATATTAGATAATGAAAAGATTGTATTTACTGGATTTAGAAGCGATGATATAAAAGAATTTATAGAAAATAATGGAGGTAAAGTTTCTACATCTGTTTCCGGTAATACTACAATTCTTATACATGCTGATGATGCAGATACTACTAGTTCAAAATTTAAAACTGCAAAAGAAAAAGGAACTACAATAATGTCGAAATCTGAATTTATAAAAAAATATATGCCTGAAAAGTAAAATATAGAGATTGATAATTTGTTATTTATAAAAAGAATTGAAGAGTCTAAATTAAAAATCCTCTAAATATTTTCTAAATTATTACATGCTTTACATCTCATAATTTTTTTATTTTTTTCTTCAACAATCTCAGTTTCTGGATTACTACATTTTCTACATAATATATTTATCTCTATAAATTCATAAATTGCATTTTGTAATTCTTCTTGTGATAATTGTTTTGTTGTATTTGCTTTACCATCTGAATATGTAAACGATGTACCAAAAAATTTTTTTAAAAATGATACTATTTCTTGAGATGTTCTATCTAATTCCTTTGCTATTTTGTCTATGTTTGTAAAAATTATTTTTGTTTTCTCTTTTGTTATAATAACTTTTCCCATTTTATATCTATAAAATGGATCAATAATCTCTTTTTTACCTCTTATATTAATTGTTTTACTACTCATTTATTAATTTATATATATTATTTATTATACATATTAGTTATTATATATTATAAAATTCAGTTTTTTGTAAAAAAAGATGAAATTTAATACTATTGTATAGTAATATATTTAAAGAAATGGCTACATTATATACTTATTATGAAACGTTTAAGAAATAACTTTGATTCTAGTTTAATAAATCCTTTAAAAGATGTTAAAAAAATAAATTTAAAAAAAAAGGATAATAAACCAGATGAGAAAAAAGTTATTAAACCAGATGAGAAAAAAGTTATTAAACCAGACGAGAAAAAGGTTAATAATTTAGATCTTATGACAATATTAGATATTATATTTATTGGAGGTGGTGGATCAGAATCACCTCCTCATAAACCAGTGGAGATTGCACAATCAGATCCAATGTCAATATATAAAGATAAATTATGTAAAAATCCATTATGTGATCATAAAGATTTTTCTGAAAATTCTGAAAAAATAGAAATGTCTGATATGACTGTAGTTAATAATATTGATGATTTAATAACTTTAGGTAAATCATATCATTGTAAAAAAAATAAAGAATATAATGGTATTAATTTAAGATTGATGTGTAATTTAGTTGCACCTCTTACCGAATTAAAAGAAATGGTTGGAATGACTAAAGTGAAAACACAAATAGTAAATCAAATTCTGTTTTTTCTTCAAGGATTTAATAGAGTATCTAAATGTGGCAAATGTCAAGATTGTGCATTTAATTTACCTTGTCCTATTAATGAATCTGAAATGTTACATACTGTAATAACTGGACCACCAGGAGTTGGTAAAACACAGTTAGGTAAAATATTGGGTAGAGTTTATAGAGCGATGGGAATATTAGCAAATGATACTTTTAAACTTGCAACAAGATCTGATCTAATTGCTGAATATTTGGGTCAAACAACTATTAAAACACAAAAAGTAATTAATCAAGCAAAAGGGGGGGTTTTGTTTTTAGATGAAGTTTATGCACTTGGTAATGCAGAAGGTAGAGATTCATTTGCAAAGGAATGTATTGATACATTAAATCAAAATCTTTCAGAAAAAAGAGATTTTTTATGTATTATAGCAGGATATAAAGATCAAATTGAATCATGTTTTTTTAAATATAATGAGGGATTAAGAAGAAGATTTACATTTAAATATGAGATTGATAGTTATAATTCTGATGAATTAATGCAGATTTTTGAATTAAAAGCTAGAAAAGAGGAATGGTCTCTATTTTATGATAAAGATGGATTATCAAATAAAGAAATTGTTACATTAAGGGATGAATTAAAAGCATTCTTTAGTAAAAATTATAGAGCTTTCCCAAATTATGGAGGTGATATTGAAACACTTTTATTGCAATCTAAAATAGCACATTCTAGAAATCTTGTTCCTATTGAAGAGAAAAGAGTATTAACAATGGATAATATTAAAACAGGTTTTACTAATTTTAGTAGTAATAGAAAAAATGATGATACTAGTAAATCAGGTAATAAATATAATACAAGTGGTATGTATGAAGTTAAATAGATATTAGTATTTTTTTTATAAAAATTTGAAGAATATAACATAAATATACTCATTTATATTATATGTTATAAATGCCTATGATGAGATCTATTATAAAACCGATATTAAGACCATTGTATAACCATTATACAGCAGGGGAAAATATTAAAAGTTTAGAAAGAAAAATTTTAGAATTAAGAAAAAAAAAATTATATCCAATAGTAGATTTTATTAAAGAAAAAGCTAAAACAAAAGAAGATATTGATGGTATAATTACAGAATATAAAAATTTATCATCTAATAACACTTTTAAATATATTGCATTAAAATTATCATCATTTAATTTTGAATATGATAAAATAGATAATGTAATAAATAATTTAATATTAAATGGTAAAATAGTATTAATTGATGCAGAAGAGGTAGCTGTTCAAGATAAAATAAATGAGTATACTAATGATTTTATAAAAAAATATAATATAAAAGAAGCTAATATTTATAAGACATATCAAATGTATAGAAACGATTCAATATCAAATTTGGAGAAAGATATAAGTGAATTTAAAATTTTAGGTGTAAAATTAGTACGTGGTGCATATTATAGAACAGATTTAATAACTAATAAATTATATTTGAATAAAAAGGATACAGATAATGATTTTAGAGATGCAATGTATATATTAATTAATAATAATATAAATAGTTTTATATGTACCCATAATAAAAAAGATATTGATAGAATAATTAATTATAGTATGTGTTCAAAAGTATATGATACGACTAATATATATCATGCATCTTTGTATGGATTTATTAATGATGAAACTAATGAATTAATAGAAGCGAATATAAAAACATATAAATATTTACCATATGGTTCTATGGAGAATGCAATACCTTATTTGTCAAGGAGATTGGAAGAAAATCCACAAGTAATGAAATATTTATTTTAATTTAGATTTTTTTTAAGTAATGGAAAAATTGATATTATAATAATTAGAAAGAATAAATATTATTAATTAAATATAAAATGGAAGAAGCTTATAGATATAATATAATGAGAGTAGCATTTCGTATGAAAAATTTGTTTGATAATGACGCTAGTTATACTGATGAATATGCAGAAAAATTTAGAAATAAATTATCTGACGAACATAAAAAAATATATGATAATTATAGAATTTTATATATGTTGACACATTTACCAGATTCTAATAATAAAAATAAACCTAATTTATATGTTAATAAAAATTGTCATAGTTGTACTATTTTAGGTCATCAAAATTTATTTGAATTAAATAAATTATATAATATTGTACAAATTGAAGATAATGATAATGTACCAAGATTAGAAGATGGTGATAATAAATATATTGGTATAGATTTAATGAGAAAATTATATCAAAATATAAATATAAATGATATTGAAGATGATAAATTAGAAAAAATGATTGAAAATGATCATAGAAATTGTACACATGAATAAATATTGATTTTTATTAGTTTAATTTATTAACATAATGATTATATGATAATAAAAATGGATAATATTATTGTTTCAAATGATATATTTGTATATGCTATAAATTATAATTATTATAAGATAATGCATGGTTATAATCAATTATCATATGGTGATTATAAAAATAATAAAAAAATAAATACAAATGTGACTGATATACCAGAAGATATTTATAAAAATATTGAAAAATAATCTTTTGTCTATTAATATTCTTATAATATTAATCATAATTATAATGGGATCATGTATTTCTGTTTCAAGAGAAGAATTTGTTAATGAAGGTATGCAAAATTTTAAAATAACTAATCCAAAGGGATTGTGTGATGATGATGGTGATAAAGCAGATGACACTGTTATCAAACATTCATTAAATATGTTATATAATTCTCTAATATTGAAAAAACATGGTGACTATTCAAATTTAAGGATCAATCCGTATTCTTTAAAACAGTATGTCAAAAAGTATTGTAAGTAATAAATATTGATTTTTTTTATATGTTATATTTTAAAAGTATAACAATAAAAGGTTACAATTTTAATAAAACTAAAAATAAACATTATAAAAGTATATATATTAACTATTTTGGTTACAAAGTTACAAAAAAATGTTACAAAAAAGTTACAAAAAAAATATACATATATACGAGGTTACAAAATAATGATATGTTTTAAAAGTTTTTTCATAGAATAATATAATATTATTTAAATTTAATTTACAAATTATTATAATACAATTTTTTCTTTTAAAAAACCCCTTAATATTGTAACCTCGTATATATGTATATTTTTTTTGTAACTTTTTTGTAACATTTTTTTGTAACTTTGTATTCATCATTATATTTTTTTGTAACATAAATATTGTAACCTTAAATTTTTATAACAATTAATGTTCTTTTTCATCATTTGATAATAACTTATATCCATTCCATCCACGAAAAGTTGTTCCATTACTTTTAAATACTTTTTCATCACATTTAAATATCTTTGTTTCAAAATAAGTTTTAATATCTTTTGCCTTGGGTGTATCATTTCCTATATTTATTTTATACCATTCCATTATCATTGATTTTAAATCAGACCATATAACATGATCACCATCACTCTTAATTAAATATTCATCAATAAAATCAGAATAAAAATTATTCTGTTTTTTATATTTTTTAGTACTATTTATTATGCTTTGTGTTTCTGTCAATCCAACTTCGCAATATTTTTTGTAATATTCAAGAAATAATAACATACAATCTTGTTTCCAATTTAATAATTCTTGTTTTAGATTCTTATTTATTTTCTTCTCAAATTCATTTTTTGGATTTTCTGTAAATAAAACAGGAAAATTTAAACATTTACATCTGTTCCAAAATGCATTATCATATGGTTTATCTACTTCTGGAATATCATTACATAATAATATTAATTTAAATTTTGGAATAAATGTTATAATATCATTTGAATATAATCCTCTTGCTTTACATCTATCATTACCTGTTATACCCTTAATAAATCCTGTATTAATTTTTTGTTTTCCTTCTGTTTCACTTGCTAATATAATTCTCTTTTTTATTATTTCTAATAATTCAGGCTGTGGTACATTTTGTGCAGGTCTTTCTTTAGTTAATAAATTATTACTAATATCACCATAATAATCTCCAAATACATATAATAATATATTACTTAATGTTGATTTACCATTTCTCATACCACCTGTAAATATATTAAATATTTCATTAATATTAATTCCAATTAATGTTGATCCTAATAAAGTCAATAGATATTCACGATCTTCTTTATTTGGCATAATATCTTCAAAAAATTTAATTATATCTTCTTTATATTTAGTATATTCAGGAATATAATCATATCCGACTGTCATTGAAACAAAATCATCAGGTTTACCTTCTCTAAATACAAAATTCTTTAAATCATAAATACCATTTTCAAATCCTAATAGATATGGATCATTATCTAATTTTTCTACAAATTTCCCTTTATTTTTTAATGAATATAATTCTGTTAATTCAGT